CATGGTCGGGTTGCCCGTGCCCTTGTAGTGCTTGCGAGAACGGAGGATGGACTCAACCAGAGCGTCGCCGGAAACGTTGGTCGGGAGAGTGACCGGGTGGGCATACATCTCGTGGTCCCAAGCGATCGGGCGAAGCTTCTCTTCGTCGATCTTGTCCTCATCGTCGGGTTCGCGACCGTCACCGATGAGGATGGCACGTGCGATTTCCTCATCGAGCATGAGGCGCATTTCAGCCTTCAGCCATACGACCACATCGAGGTCGACGATGTCGATGATGTCATCGCGGTCCAGCTTCTGCTTCTTGTAAACGGTGGTCGGGGTCGTCACGCGCTTCAGCAGCTTGATGACCTCTTCCTTCTTCAGGTTGCCCTTGACGTAACCCTTCGCACGTGCCTCGTCAGCCGTGATGTCGACGGCAAGCGACTTGATACGAGAGAATGGGCTGTGACGAGCACCGTTGAGAACACCAGCAACCCATTCAGTACGACGACCGATGACGTCGGGGGTATTGGTGAGAGCCTTAGCATCCGGGAACAGAACATCGATGTCGTCAATGCCATAGGTACCAGCGTGCGCGAGGAAGGCTTCCTTCAGCGTAGAGCCGGGCTTCTTAGCCTCGGTCATGATCGCAGCGAGATCATCGTGCGAGAGAGTTACATCGGGCTCACCGGACTTGCCGGAGCCGTGGGATTCGAAGAGATTGCGAGGCATGTTGGCGAAGCCTTCCTGAATTGCGTGGGCGATGAACTGGGTGTCGGGTTCGGAGTGCTCAGCGGAACCGCCGTTTTCCTCAATTGCCTGTGCAATGAGGAAGTAGACAACGTTCTGCTGCTCTTCGGTCATGGCATCGAACACGTCCTTGACGGTCTTGCCTTCGTGCTGGAGAGTGGGCATTGAATTTGCTCCTTCGGTCGAGTTTTCTTCTTGTGCGAGGGCATCGCCGATCAGTCCATGAATGACGACCTGCTGTTCCTCAGTAAGGGAATTGAAGACGGCCTGAACAAGGTGTTCTTCTGGTCCCTCTTCCGAGTGTGTGAGCGCTGCTTCGAGCAAATCATGGATGATTTCTGACTGTTCCTCATCGAGAGATTCGAGGACATCCTGAACATCGAGTTCCGAATCCTCATCTCCACCTTCGTGGTTGTCATTTTCATCATCCGAGTGCACGAGAATCTTCTCACCGGTATAGATGATGGCTTCACCCTCGAGGGTTTCAACCGAATCGCCATGCCTCATGTAGACATTGTCGATTTTTGCTTCCGAATTAGCTCCGGAAAGAACGAGACTGACTTCCTTGATGTTTCCATGGGAGACATTCTTGTTCGTCTCCTTGAGGCGGTTTGCATAAATCGACAGTGAGTCCACGTCTCCGTGTTGTACTGCAAATTTTGCATTCTGTCCTGCAGGAGAATCGTTAAAGAAGGCTTCTGTGTATACGCCCTCTTCCTTGTGGTAGAGAAATGCATGACCAAGAACCTTCTCCGGGTCATCATGCTGATGGCTCCAGACAAGAGGGACCTTAGTATTGTCCTGATGTAGGAATGCATTGTGCTTAATGGTTCGACCATCGGCGCACTCAATCCCGTACACGGTGGCCCAGCCGGTAAAGTCGGGTTTCATTTTGAAGGATCACCTTCCTTTCTTAAGTTGCTTCCGGTGGTGGAACTGTCGGAATGGCATTGGGATCTTCAGGATTGGCAGAAGGAACGTTGGGGTTGTTCAACTGATCAGCCTTTGGATCATCCGCAGGTTTCATACCCAGAACTCCACGAAGCTCATTCGGAGTCATGATCTGGTTACGAATGAACTTGTCTCCCAATTCGGCAATGTCACTGACCGGCATGAGTTTGAACGGATCCCGGAAGAACATGATCGCGTGACCCTGAGTCCGTGCGGTCTTCGACAAGAACGTTCGCTGCATAGCCTGCGTGATTGCCGATAGGATCGGTTCAATCGTTCGGTTGAAGTAGTTCAACATTGTCTTCTCATCAGCCGTACCGTTGAATACATCTTCGGTAAGGCCCAGCTGCGCATACAACTGTGCAGTGAGTGTCTCAACTTGCTTATGCATGTTGTTCTCAGCTGGTCGATTCAGCTGAGTGATCCGCTCAGTACCATCCGTATAGGCGATACCATAAGTAGATCCCTTTAGCTGAGTCTCGATGTCTTTCCTGCGGATCTCCGCCTGCTGCTTTCGAGCTTCCGACTTAATTACGTATGGAAGCTGAATAATGAGGTCAAGTTTTCCCGAACCGGCTTGTTCATCGATTGAGTCCAACAGCGCAAGCTTTCGAATCAACCTTTGTAGAGTGGAGTTCGGTTCATTCATTACCGTATAGAGTGGATTCTCAACGATAGCGACCATCTTTTTAGGAAGAGTTAGTTCTTCCTTCCTTCCAGTCTTCTCGTTGTAAACCAAAACTCGAACATCTTCAGCAAACCAAGCTGTGATTTCCCCAATACGAAGTGACTGAATGTCGAAAGCCATTGAGGTTCTTGGATTGATTGTTGTTTCAATCGGACAGATCGCAATAGCTCCCTTATCAAAGAGAGTCATAGCAGCATCCTGTATAAATGCTCGAGCTCCTTGATCAATGTTTGCCTCTAGTGTGAGACATTCATTCAAGTAACTCTTTACAGTCTCCTTGTATCTCCCATTTTGATCAACCTTAACGTGCGAAAGGCTGACTGCAGCAACATCGATACCTAGACGAGTATAGATGGAGGAGATGATTGACTTATCAGAAGCAGTTCGCAATCGAACCCGATCAGGTCGAACATTCCCATAGCTTGCGCCTGCGTTTCGCCATGCATCAAACTGATTTGCTGTTGAATCACTAGTAAATGCATTCCAAGCGTGAGCGAGTCTATCTGTAAAACCCATTATTCACCTCCTTTCTGTTTAGTCTTGAAGCCCGTTAGGGTTTAAGTCTTCACCCATACTTAAATCCAGTTTCCAGTAGTTGGGTTTTGTTGAAGACGTATGGTTTCATAGTTCGCAATTCCGCGCTTTTCTGCGAACAGATTGGCAGCATGTTTACGACCATTAGAAGCCTTCTTAGCCACAACTGCTTGATCTAGAGCAATTCCAGCTGCTGCTTTTAAGACTGGGCCAAAGACATATGCCGTGTAAGCACCCGCTGCTATGCCAGTTGCAATCTTAGCATTGCGATTGTAGCGTTCTGTCATAACCTCTTCACGGGCTTTTGACAGCTTTTTACCTTCAGCAACCTTTTGATGGACCTTTTCGATGCCTTTATCACCACCGACACGTCGGCGATCATTTTCTTGCATTCGATTGGTATACCCAGCTGCGCGAGGGGCAGGTGTCTTTTCGGCTTTACCTTTTTTCTTGCCCCAACGCATTCCTCTTACACCGTAATGTGAGAGAAAAGCATCAACTTCGCTCATTCTCGAGCCATCTTTCGTGCTTTGAGTTCGATCGCAAGAGCTGCACCGGGAGCTCCACCAAGTGCACCCATTGCGATGGATTTACCCTTAGAGAATCCGGCACCGCGCATCATTTGAACACCAACAACTACGCTTCCGGTAGTCCCACCAGTAAGGAGGCTAGTTGCTACTGCTGCTCCAGCAGTAACTTTTGCGCTCTTACTATTGTTGTAGTACTTCTTGACGTCACCATAAATCTCTTTACGAGCAGACTTCAATTTTTCCTTGTCAACGGGACCCTTTTTGGTTCCGCGCTTACCCCAGCGCATTCCTTTTACGCCGTAGTGTGCGAGAAAATCATCTACTTCAGTGCTCATATCAGACCTTTCTTAGTCAACTTCCGACATTTAGCTACCTTCTTTCGGAAGGCTTATACTCCGGGGTTGGATTGGGGTTAAGAACAAACTGTCCTTGTTTCTTATCCAATATTGCAAATATGTCAGTAGTCTTAGCATTCAAGAGAGCGCCTCGACCTGCCATGTCTACAAACTGTTTACCGGTCATGATGGTTGTCGCATAGTCGCCGGGAAGCTGAGTTTTTACGAGGACATCCTCGCCACCCTTCATAGCAGTCTTTATGACACCTTCAAGCTTTTTCTTTTCATGGGCTTGCCGCTCACCCTTGATTCGCTTCTTGTAATCCCTACGTGATTCTGTAGGACGCGATCCTCGCTTCCCCCAACGCATACCTTTGACGCCATAGTGCGCGAGAAAATCATCTACGTTAGTACTCATTCAAACGCCTCCTTAGTGGCCTTGTAGGCAACGAAAGCGTCCATCATGGCAGCAACGTTGTCGATTTTTTGTTCAGTACGCTTCTTAAAAAGCTTACGGTTACCGTTGGTATCTTCAAGGGTGATGGAGTTACCCATCGTAAAAGACATCAAACTTTGATTGAAGATGAGCTGTCGATTTTCGCTAAGGTTCTTAAGTTCACCGAGAGGAACTGATTCCGTTCTAGCCCCCTGTTGAACCTTAACAATTCCGAATGGGCCGTTCTCCTGTTCCCAACGTTTTACGAATTCTGAGGCATTATAAGGGTCATAACCAAATGATCGTACATCGAACTCATTCTCCATGATAAAGGAATCTACATCATCAAAGACTTCCATCATGTCGAGGTTTACACCTTCAAGTACATGCAGACTTCCTTCTTGTCGGAACTCATCATACTTAAGACGCATAGCTCCGGGAAGTTTCATCAATGTATTCGAAGAGATGTAGCTTCGAGTTATGATTCCGAATTCTTCATATGGAAGAGGAAAGAGGAAAGTGAAGGCACAGAAGTCATCACCCTGCGATAGGTCGGCTCCCATAGAACAAGGTAACCCTCGGAGGTTCGGAACATACCTATGGGGAAGGGTTTCCTCATAAGTAAAGAAGTACGTAAAGCCTTCCATGGGAATTCCGAAACGCTTAGCCAAGATATCGTTCCGAGTTGCAGGTGCTTTCTCAGCTCGTTCGACATCTCGTTGGTAAGTGTCATAGGTGACAGTGAGGTCAATGTTAGGCTGGGCCTTAGGCCACATTGCTGGGTCATTGACTTCCTCCAATGTATCAAGCTTGTAATGCCAGATTGAGATGTGAGGCGCATAGAACTCACCCTTGAGGATGGTCTGGAGTTCCATTTTGATTGTGTCGCCACTACCATTACGGACAGTACCTTCAGAACTAATTGCAACAATCAGGTAGTCTTCCAGCTTAGAAGCACCCTGTTCAATAGCACCGATGACGTCCTCTCGAACATCTCCGGATAGCCATTCATCAACGGTAGAGACAAAGGGTCGAAGCCCCTGAAGCTTGTTGATGGACATTGGGCGAATCTCAAGGATCGAACCAGTAAGAAAGTTCTCAATTCCCTTCTTAGTAGAAGCGAGTTTCACCCTGTTTGCCCTAGAGCCAGTGGTGTTCTGCAGTGAACCCTCAGTCAGGAACTGAAAGAGTGGCCCCCGGGCGCGAGTAATGGCAGTCCGGAATGGGGACATAACCTCTTCGGCCTGTTTCATGGTAGGCGCTGTAGTGATCTGATGCGAGGTTGCAGTGTTAACATTCAAGAAGTAACTCTGAATGCATTCTGCATACATTGACTTAGCTGCGCCTCGAGCAACGATGAGGTATTGCTTTGTCGTTAGACGCTTCTTGATCCTCTTCTTTACGTATTGTCCACCGTTACCATCTTTAGACGGCACGTATACAGTACGCTCAACGAAGTAGTACCACCCAAAGATTTGCTCCGCCCAAAGTTTGAACGTATCAAGCATATGGAAATCACTACCATCGGTGAGTGTAAGCTCACTTTCGCAGTAAAGGATAAAACCATCTACTGCTTTGTCATCATAGTAGAAAGTAGGATCGTCGATGAGCGCATCGATACGATTCATCTCCATAGCAATCTCTTTGTTTACCGGAATTTCTCCGCGGATTACTTTATCACGGAATTCGCCGTAGTAAATAGGAACTGCTTTATTAGAGAGGCCCATCGACGACCCTCCTTTCTTATTTAAGAAGACCCTTTGCTATGGCCATACCAATTTCTATACCATGTTTGGCGATAACCTGCTTACCCGTGGAGAGCAAGATATCACCCACAACCTGTTTAGTGGATGGTTTTGCAAGAGCTGTACTAACTGGTTGTTCTGAGACTGGTTGCTGTGGCTTTCTAGCCTGAGCATTTTCCCACAACAATGCACCAGCGGTTGGCATAACTGTAGCCACCAATTGCTTTCCGAGAGAAAGCTGAGGTGGATTCAATCGATCATACTGAGCTTCAAGATTCATTCTCTCTACGAGAGCTTTCAATTCTTTTGTACTCAGTGCGTCGGTTCCTGATGTTTTTGCACGTGACTTATAATTGATTGCCTTTTGTGCATCTACGGATTTCGGTGCAACGTTGAGGTTACGATGAGGACTTTTACCGCCATAAGTCTTCTTAGATCCTCGATTACTGTTGTTGACAGTCATCGATTTCTTTGAATCGTTATTAGCTTTCTTCTTCCCCCAACGCATTCCCTTTACTCCGTAGTGTCGGAGGAAGTCGTCTGCGTCGTCAGCCATTCTTGATATCTCACCCCCTCCATGTGAGTATGTAGACGCCACTCCAACATCTCTGCTTGTTTAGTCATAGCATCGACAGCTGGACCGGTCTGTGGTGGGTCGAAAAGAAGACGAACACGCAAGCCCATAAGGGACTTAACCGCATTGATCTGCTCTTCTTCAATGAAATCTTCCCAATTACTTGTGTTATCAGTGATGAAGAAACCTTCAGGTTTTCCAACACCCAACTGTGTAAGCGTAAAGAAGACTGAGTTGATATGCGTAATGATGTCAAGATCAAATGCCGTGTATTCTGGCATGATCCCGATTAGCTTCTTGGTAGTATCGAGAATGCTGTCGTTCAGTTCAGGCACCTATTCCACCTCCCTTAGCAAACAGTTCGTAAAGGAATGAACCAATGCTATGGATGTTTGTAACGAAAGTTACAAAGAGTGGAACAAGGAATCCAATAAGGAAGCCCAGAACTGAAATGATCAGCAAGTAGAGGACGAATCGTTC